ACGCGTACTTGGCCAACGGCATTACGCCGTAACCAGGCACGTCGGCCTTACGGGACCGTGTTGCGTCGACCGCCCATAGCAAATGTGGGTAGTCAACGAACATAGCCTCGACCAGCCGATTGGAGACACGGTCCGAAGCTTCGCTAAGATCTAGCGTTGCCAAGGATCCCTCACGGGAACCACGCATAGCCATGAGCTGATTAGGCTCCTGGTGCCGCGTGTCCATGAACCGATTTAGGTGGTAAACCTTCCTCAGTTCATCAAGGATCGTCGCATTTAGAGCTTGCTGCATGAACATCATGCATGTGGGCTCCATCGCGATAATCCGAGGTGTCTTCAATGTTTTAGGAACGGAGATAACCGAAACTGGCATCTCCGCTTCGGGTTCGACGAGGTTCACGGACTCCTGCATCTCGCTCACAAAGGAGGAGTTAGGAGCCAGGAATTCTTCCCAAGGGAAGATCTCCTGTAACCGTACTGGCCAGTCCCGCTGCCGATACTTTGCGTTTCCGCGCAGTTTGTCGGCTGTGGAACCGGGACCATGCTTGGGCATAATCAATTCGCGGTCAAAGACTTTTTGGTCAATGGCCTCAAACGACTGCCCAAACAGCATGTTCGACATACGCCTAAAGTCGGAGTAATCATCTTCCGACAGACGGTCGTCGTTCATGCGAACCTCGTGCTCACACTCGACGTAGCTGTTGTACGCCCGCCTTACCCGCACATCGCTGCACGGGAGGTGGATCTTGCCAAACATCAGCGTCAATTGACGCACGGCAAGAATTGCATCGTAGTTTGGCTCGTCGAGTAGGTAACCACTAGACGGATCGAACACCTGGCTCGTGAAACCTCCGAGAAATCGGGGGAGCCACGCTGTTCTACGGGTTCCGAAGCGGAATCCCGGGAACAGTCCGGAGCTTGTCACCCCTAGGTCAAGCGCTTCTTCGAAGCTCTTGCCGAAGGATGGCAGGGTAATCGTTAAGAACGACATACCCTCATGTTCGAACCGCTGCAGGACGGTATTAATGTCCTGCAGGGCGCTAGTGTGACATCGAGCGGCTGATTCTTCAGCCACTTTAATCCAGAGTGACGTAAGGCTTTTCAGCCTCGCCTCCTTAAATAGAGGTATGGGCTTCCATTAGCCTGCGTCGGGCCGAAACTAAAGCCCTGGAGTCAATGCTCTCTTCGTACGAGATGAAGAGTGAGTCCGGCAACAGTCCACGAAAAGATCAGGATGAATGTACTGTCGGTTACTACTGACAGTAGGTCACCCAAAATCCCAGGTGGATGCAGCCGGCCCACAATCACCCCTGCCGCCAAGAAAATAGCGGCCGCCAGGATGCAATATATAATCGCAATCCAGGCGACGAAGAGGATCACTCGAAGTACGTCCAAACGCCGGTTTACGACTCACCACCAAGTAGTTTGGTGATGATGGCGTCGGACGAAGCCGACAGCTGGGTCTTGAACCCGGTGTAAATGTCGTGCGCCTCCGTTGCGGTGTAACCTGCCACGGGCAGATCGAAAACCAGGTAGCAACTCATGCTCCTGACAACGTTCTGGTCGGGCAGGAACTCGTTCGCGGAGACCTTCTTGTGGTCGATTCGCACCACCCGTCGGGTCCGGTTCCCGTAGGAACTCGAGGCCTTGAGGGTGATGTCACCGTCCGCCGACTTGTACTCCGACGACCCCTGACCGACGCTTACGCGCGGCAGGGACGTCGTTGTCCCGTCGATGGTAATGGTTTGCGGATCAGCAAAGGACACAGGCATCACTCCTATGGTGTTTTACGCGTTGGCATTATCGCCGACGACCCTTGGTAAGCCCAAGTGCCGCCAAGATGGAGGCTTGGAACGAAGAAATACCGTCCCATGACACTCCAAACCCGTAGGGGTTGGCTTCCTGCCTCACCTTCGTCTCAGTGACTAGGGTTAGGTTCGGAATCGGAACGGGGTCACCGTTAACATCTGTGACACCCGTAAGTGAGTACGTATCACTAATAATGGTATGTTCCATCATGTAACCGTACGCCAACACAGTACCATCGATCTGGAAACTGGTGGTGTTTGAAATAACGTCACCAGCGTTTGTAAACCAGTCGACGGCCCAGCTCCAAG